ATGGATTGTGTCTCCGTCTGGTTTGTTGGGTTGAGAGTTGAGGCGCACGTCCTTGTGCTTATGGCAACTCAGTTAGGCGATATACATATCTGCCTGTAAATCGGTAATGCAGTTTTCCACCACGGTGTCGATGTCACTTTCCGTGTAGTGGCTTACCTCGGTCTTGATAGAGAGGTTGGCTCTGGTGCGAAGCCACTCACGGGCCACTGAGGTAGGGACATTTGAAGGAGGCTTGGAGTTTGCTTTCCAAAGCCATCATCTGTTGGTCATGATCGTTTGTTGGGGCCATGTACTCATCTCCGTTGTGTGAGTTGATAAGGGGGCTGGAAACTCCCCCCGGGCGTAGCCGACAGTCAGGGGAGCAAAACTTCCAGCGGGGCGCATTTTCGCCCAATTTCCCCGGCGCGGCCAATGAAACTTTTTTGGGGGCGCATTAAAATTTTTTATGGGCAAAAAAAGGCCGCGAAATCAACAACTTGCGAAGTCGCGGCACGATTTTTGCTCTTGTGAGCTGGGATGGGATTAGACTTCCGGGTCGTCAACGGGCCTCATGTATTCGTCAATCGCAGCGGTGTCATATTTCAGAGCGGCCATGAGTAGCTGGGCTTCCCTGCTGGTACGGTAGGGCTCAAAGACTAACCATTTCTTCTCACTGGACTTGGCGGCTTCTTGCGCCATGACCTTCAGGGCGGTTGAAGTGTAGGTCTTTCGTTCTACTATCCACTCTTCGTTGCGGATTGAACAGATGGACTGGCGACCCATGTGGGCAGCCTCTGTGTCTCCGGCTCGGTCAAGGGCTTTTAGAAATCCGTACCATCTCTGACGGAGTTTCAGTGCTTCTCTTATTGAGAGAGGGCCGACTATGAAGGGTTCGTTGCTACTCTTGAGTCGGTCTATGACTTCGTACCAGAGGGGAGGGTATGAGGATATTTCTCGTGCTTGTGACATGGTGTGCTCCTGTGCTCTTCGATTTGATAATGGTGAACCCATAAGAACCCTGAATTGAATGGTTCTAAAAGTCCGGGGGTATTTTTTGATATTTTGGTGTGAGTGTCAATACATGGGAATATATATATAAAAAGTAAGGTTATTTTTTTTCGTACATATGAGAGCTGGGAGATAGCAAGATGGGGCTGGGAATTTGGAACCATTCGGTTCAGGGTTTTCATTGGTTAACATGGGGAAGTGAGGGAAATGAGGGGAATTGTATTGATGGGAGTTTGTCAAGTCGTCCGGTGGCAGCCACGCCTGCGCGATTCTATATATAGGGCGAAAAAATTTGACTTGTTCGGGATAATCGGGCATAATGGGCTCACCAAATCGCAAAGGGGAGCAGTTATGGCAGAGATCACGGTATTAGCAGAGATGGGAGCCCGGACGGTCTATTCCGAAGAGATTCAGCGGGATGGTGTGCCGGGTGTGTTGGAAGTGATGGTTTTCCCCGGGGGAAAATACTGCTGCGTTTTCTGGCAGACCTTTGGGGAGCAGGATTACGGCGAGTTACTGACGGGTTTTACCAGTCGGGAGCAAGCTGTATTGCAATACCAGCAGGAACGTGAGGTTGCCAAGGCAATCTACCTTCCGGTTGGCCTTTAAACACTTGAAAAGAGAGGAAATTATGGCAACGCAAAATCTGAAATGGGCTCCGGCCGGTCAAAATCTGGAAATCGCTACCGATGGGAGCGACGTTTACCTGAAGATTGACGGCAAGGGCAATCTGGGCGACACCGGCAGCGGTAAGAACGTGTCGGTGGCCAAGGGTGCCATGGCTGGCAAGACCTTCGCGGTACTGGGTTCAGGCGAGAATCTGGTAATTTCAGTGACGGCCTACAAGCCCAAGAGCTAGGTAGCAACCCGGGGGTGGCTGATCGGATACGTCCGGTCGGTCATCCCCCTTCTTATGTGCCTGATCCGACATGAAAGACCACACACGGCGCTAGCCCAATTTTTGAAAGCCCCTACAAAAAGTAAGGCTACTCCCCGCTGCGCGGGGCCCGGCTAGGGCCGGGGCTTCTCCTATGGCACACTGGGGTTATGAACCTGAAGGCCCTTATCCAAGCCTACATAGACCATCGGGGTAAGCCTGATCGGCTGGATTATTTTTGCTGGCTGGTTCTCGCGGGGTTCATTCTATATATAGTCACATTGTGAGAATTGTGCGATGGGTGTTTTTGCCTTGCCCTCTGAGGGGCGCGAAGCGCCCCGATACTGCTTACCCGTTTGACAGTGAAAAAAGTGGTGTTAGACTGCGGGATAATCTATACCCGCATAAGGAAATTTAATGGGGCAAGAACTGAAGAGTTGGAACATTAAGCATGAAGCCATTATGAACTGGCTGTTGCTTCATCCTACGGCTACGCTGAAAGAGTGTGCCGCTGCTTTTGATCTCTCCTCCACGTGGCTGGGGGTTATTGTTAATTCAGATGCGTTTAAGACCCGGCTGGCTGAGAGGCAGGATAAGGTCTTCTCGGCTACTATGCTGGAGCTGAATGATAAGCTGCATGGGCTGGCTCATGTGGGAGTTGAGAGGCTGGCTGAGAAGATAGAGAGTTCTGAAGACCCGAAGTTTATTCTGGATGCTGTGGATAAGGTGCTGGATCGGGTTTACGGGAAGAAGGGTGGGGAAGCTACCCATGTGACTAATCAGCAGATTAATATTAATCAGGTAGATAGTGATACCTTGGTTGCTGCCCGGGAGTTGATGGATCGAGCCCGGCTGCTGAGGAAGCCTATGGAGGTCTTGGATGCAGGCGAGTCGCCAGAGTCCCCAGAAGAGAGCCCCGACTAGATTTCACCCTGTGGGTGATCTGGAGTGGGCCCGGCTGTGTAGGAGGCCGGATTGGTTACCGGTGAAGGAGTACAGGACTGGATCGCAGGCTGCCGGGGTACGGTATGAGAGGAGGGTCCATTCTTATTTGCAGACCAAGTATGGGCCGTTTTATCTGGAGAGTCCGTGGTTTGTGTACAAGGAGGTGAAGGGTGGGCAGACCCGGTTTTGCCAGCCTGACGGATTGTTGTTTGATTTCGAGCTGGGCATTCTTTATGTGATAGAGGCCAAGCTAGCCCATACTGCGGATAGTTGGTGGCAGTTGTTCTGGAAGTATATTCCTGTTGTCAGGATGGCCTTGTGTGAGCCTGATGATTTATGGCAGATAGCTACGGTTGAGGTTACCAAGTGGTATGACCCGGCTGTTAGATGCCCCCAGCAACCACGGTTGTACCGTGAGATTCATCTGGCTACTCCGGGAGAGTATGGTGTCCACATATACCGACCATGAAATAAGTTCGGCTGAAGCTGTTACTTTAGGCGCTACTGACCCTCTTTTTTTCGCTTCGTATTTCTTTCCCAAGGCTGCCAAGATGCGGGCTCCGGTTTTCCACCGGGAGATTTGGGAAACCCTTGTTGATCCTATGAACCGCCATGTGGCTATTGAAGTTTTTCGGGGCGGTGCTAAAACTACGATTTTAAGAATGTTTACCGCTATGCGGATTGCGTATGGATTGAGCCGTACCATACTGTTTGTCAGCGCTTCCCAGAAACATTCTGCTCAAAGCGTTGACTGGTTGAAAAAAGCTGTGGAGTACAATCATGGGTTTGCCAAAACGTTTGGGCTTAGGCCGGGAAATAAATGGACTGGGGAAGACATTGAGATCATACATGGAACCGCTGGTCATACGGTTAGAGTGCTTGCTCTCGGTATTACTGGACAAACCCGTGGAATTAACATTGACGATCATCGTCCTGATCTCATTGTCGTAGATGACCCTTGTGACGAGGAAAATACGGCTACCCCTGAGCAGAGGTTGAAAACCTCGAATCTTTTTTTCGGAGCACTGGATAAATCCTTGGTGCCCGCTACTGAAAATCCCCACGCTAAAATGGTTCTTTTGCAGACTCCTCTGCATAAGGAAGACCTTGTTGAAAGTTGCTTGAGGGACCCGACTTGGGTTTCTCACAGGTTTGGCTGTTTTGATAGGGACCAAAGGTCTCGTTGGGAAGAACGATTTACAACTGAAGAACTGCGAAAGCAGAAGGAGGCCCACATTGCGCGTAATCAATTATCTCTCTGGTATCGAGAGTTGGAATGTAAGATCACCGCACCTGAGCTTAGTGCGTTCCACCCCGAGTGGTTACAGTTCTGGGATATACTGCCCGATGGAATGGCTACCTACATGGCAATTGACCCTGCCCCACCAATGTCGGAAGAAGCGAAAAGAAAGGGACGCGATACGGACTGGCAGGCGATCGTAGTTATTGGATTGCATAAGGGTAATGCTTATCTGGTGGATTATGCGCTGGCCAAGGATCAGAATCCTGAACAGTTGAGTACTGAGTTTTTCAGGATGGCTTTGAAATATCGGCCCCGGATGGTTGGAGTTGAGAGTGTGGCCTACCAACGAACTCTGGCGTGGTTTCTGCGTCAGAAGATGATTGCAACTGGCCATCACTTTTATATTCATGAGATAGTGGACCGCAGGAAGAAGAATGATAGAATTCGACAAGCTCTTACTGGGCGGGCTTCAAACGGGGCACTTCATGTCAATAAGTCCCACATTGAATTCATTCAGGAGTTTTCTGATTATCCTGATGTTTCTCATGACGATCTACTAGATGCTGTAAGTATGGCGTTGGACCTTGCAGGTCCGGGTGCTGGCATTATTGATGTAGAGGATTATCACAGGATCGAGGATGAGGAGAAGTTGTTTCCCGATCTGCCTGACTGGAGAATTTGTGAATAATGGCCCAAGTAAACATACCCTATGAGTCCCGGAAGCATCTTCTGATCAAGGATGCTTTGAAAGATCGTATTGCACTATCTCGTGAAAAGATGTCCCAGCGATATTCTGATTGGGAAAAGAATGAGGAGAGATTTCTTGCTTACTTACCTGAAACGAATGCTGATGCGCTTCGCCGTGGGAAGAGGAATACTGGATATCCTCAGCTCACCCGATTGGAAATTCCTTATAGCTATGCAGTTGCTCTTACTGCTCATACTTATTGGACTTCTGTTTTTCTATCCCGCAATCCCGTCTTCCAGCTGAGTGCGCGGCATGGAGAACCCCAGATGGCCGTTCAGGCAATGGAAGCTTTGCTGGATTACCAGTTGAATGTGGGGGGAATGCAGGTGCCTCTTTATATCTGGTTACTTGATCCTGCCAAGTACGGGTTTGGTGTTGTTGGAACGTATTGGGATGAGGAGAGTGTTGTAGTCAGTCGAGTTGAGGAAGAACAGGCTACTTATCTCGGGATTCCTATTGATGGTAAGACGGTTAAAAGGCGGGTTACCGAGCGTATTCCGGGGTATAAGGGCAATCGTTTATACAATGTGCGGCCTCAGGACTTTTTTCCCGACCCCCGGGTGCCTATTTCCCGGCTTCAGGATGGCGAGTTTGTTGGTCGGTATGTGGAAGTATCTTGGAACACAGTGCTGAAAAAAGCCGCAGCAAACCAGTATTTTAATATTACTGAGTTGAAGAATTACCTGAAGAGTCGTCAACAGTCGGAAAGGGAGCAGGGTAGTTCCCAGATCACCTTGCCGGATGCCAAGGATGATATGGCTATTGGGCCTCCGCCTATTTCAATGGGCAAGAGTAAGGAAGATCGGCCTTATGTGTCGATGCACGAGATTTATGTTGAGTTGGTTCCAAATGAATGGCAATTGGGGCCGAGTGATTACCCCGAGAAGTGGGTGTTCACACTGGCTGAGGATGCTGTGATTATTGGAGCCCAGCCTTTGGGGCTGTATCACAACAAGTTCCCGTTCTTTATTCAGGAATATGAGCCTGATGGGTACTCACTGTTTTCACGATCCATGATTGAGGTAATGGACCCACTTCAGAATACGCTGAGTTGGCTGATTAATACCCACCTTCAGAGTGTTCGGAAGGCCATTAACGATATGTTTGTGGTTGATCCTTCCAAGATCATGATGAAGGATATTACTGATCCGAAGGAAGGTAAGCTGATCCGGTTGAAACCTGAGTATTACGGAACTAATCCGGCTGATGCAGTACATCAGTTGCAGGTAGTGGACATTACCCAGAACCACCTGCGGGATGCGAATATTATTACGGACCTGATTCAGCGTGTGACAGGTGTTACCGATAATATTATGGGATTGCAGGACCCCGGCGGTCGAAAGACTGCAACTGAAGTGAGAACTTCTTCGGGGTTTGGTATTAATCGTTTGAAGACGAATGCTGAGTATATGAGTGCTATGGGGTGGCATCCCCTGATTTCTGCCTTGGTGCAGACAACCCAGCAAAAATATGATGGAGATCAGCAATTTAAGATTGCGGGAAATCTGGTTAGTGATGCCCAAAGATTTATGCAGGTTAATCCGGAGGACATTGCGGGGTTCTTTGACTATGTTCCAGTGGATGGGACATTGCCGGTTGACCGGTTTGCCCAAGCGAATCTTATCCGCCAGTTTATCGGTGATATTGGCGGTTCTCCGCAGTTGGCTCAGAGATTTGATGTAGTGGGTTTGTTAACTCATGCCATGCAGTTGATGGGTATGAAGAATATCAAGCAGTTTGACGTACAGGTTGTACCTGATCAGCAAATGCAACAGCAGGTACAGGATGGCAATTCAGTGAGCCTTAATTCAGCTCTGGGCGATCGGGCTGGATTGGCAGGACAACAGATTGAGGGCATGGGCCCTCTAGGATAGGAGGTTATGTGGCATTATCAGATGAAGAACTTGAAGAGCTTAGGCAAGCACAAAAGCTGGTTGAGATGCTTGACCCGCTCACGAAGCAGGAAGGCTGGGAGTTTTATCTCGAAATGCTTCAAAAACAAATCAATATTCGACAACTCGAAGCCCCAAAAGCCAGCGCAGATTTTGGCGGTGTCTTTGCGAAAGAGTTTAAATCGGGGGAAATAAACGGTTTAATGCTGGCCAAGGCGTTGCCTTTAGGGGCACTGGCGGCAGCTAAAGAGATTATTTTAGAATACAAGGAGGCTGAAAATGCCAGCAACGAAGAGTGATACAAAATACAGTTCTACTGTTGACGAGGCCCTGAAAAAGCCAGAGAATGCGGATACGGCAGAACAAGATGAACCGGTTTCTGATCCGAGGCAAGACGAGTTTCTCGCGTTGTTTGCTGAGGATGCTGAAGAGGGATTGGAAGAATCCCCCACGGATGAGGCTAAGGCTGATTCCCCTGAGGACAGTGAGGAAGAAATTCCAACTGACGAAACTACCGCAGAGGTGGACGACTCTCAGGAACCCGCTGAAGATGAAGGTGAGGATGAGGAGGAAGACCTCCAACCCGATGACTACCTTATTGCTGAGGTAGAACCTGAAGAGCGGAAGAGCGAAGAAGAGCTGGCTGAAGAACAGGCCAAGTGGCGGGAAGATGCCCTAGCGGGACTTGTTGACCACTTTGACAGTTCTCTGTCAGATGAAGATCGTGATCTTCTTCTCACGGAACCGGACAAGATTTTGCCGAGAATCTTGGCTAGTGCAACGCTGGATATGTACAACATGATGATGGGGGCGGTCACACAGACCATGCCAAACCAGATCGGACAGTACATGACTCAGCAGCAGGTAGCCGAGCAAAGCGAGAGAGCCTTCTACGCCAGATGGCCTGAATTGGGGGAGTTGGATACCCCGGATCAAATGGCTGTTGTAGAGCGGACTATTCAAGCCTATCGGCAAGCAAATCCCAACGTGAGTCTGGATCAAGCGATCGAAGAATCGGGGGCTATGGCTATGGTTGCCCTGAGGATTCCGTTCAAGGCGGATACGCCGGTGGAAGCAGAGAAATCTGATTCGTTTACACCAGCTGCGCCGGGTGCCGGAGCTTCCTCGGCAAGACCGAAAGCCAAGCCTAAAAATGAATATGAATTGTTGGCTGATGAACTGATAGCTGACGAAGATATGTGAGGTAGATACAAATGGCTAGCATTGCTGGTTTGCGCGGAACGGGCGACTGGGCTACAGACGAGCGTCCAAAAAATTTCCGTGAAATGATTCTGTGGCGTAACCCGAACGGCTCTGCTCCTCTGACTGCTCTTATGAGCCGTATGAAGAGTGAGAGTGTTGACGATCCCGAGTTCAATTGGTGGGAAGAAGAGCTGAACGCTATCCGTGTCACTATGGATGCGACCGGTGCTTCTGCGTCGTCTACAGCGTTCGGCCTGACCGCAGGTGGTCTTGATCTGGTCCCCGGCGATATTTTGCTGGTGGAGAAGACTGAAACTGCCACCTACGACAACGAACTGGTCGAAGTTTCCAGCGTTACCTCTGATACCGCGATTGTGGTTAAGCGTGGTGCTGCTGGTACTACGGCGGCTGCTACTGGTGCGAGTGCCAACCTGACCAAAGTAGGTAACACCTACGAGGAAGGTAGTACTTCTCCGGATACGTCAACCCGTAACCCGACCAAGAAGACCAACTACTGCCAGATTTTCAAGACGGCATACCAGATCACCAATACGGCGAAGCTGACTCGTACCCGTACTGGCGATCCGCTGAAGAATGATAAGAAGCGCAAGATGTTCGATCATTCGGTGGCAATGGAATTCGCTTGGATTTTCGGCGTAGCCAATGAAGATACTTCGGGCACCAAGCCGAAGCGTTTCACTGGTGGTCTGCGTAGCTTCATTACTACGAATGCAAAGGTCTATACGACCACTCCTACCGAGGACACCTTCTTGGACGACACCTACTCGGTGTTTGACTACGATGCGGGTTCTGCCGGTAACGAGCGTATTGTGTTCGCAGGTAATGGCTTCCTGAACAGCCTCAACAAGCTGGCTCGTACTTCGAGTTCTACCCGTGTCAATTTTGACGGCACGATCAAGACTTACGGTATGCAGCTCCAGCGTTGGGTTCTGCCTCAGGGTACGCTGTATGTTCGTACTCACCCTTTGATGAACACCCATGCGGTTTATACCAATAGTGCTTTCATCATCGACCCGAGTGCGATCATCTATCGTCATATGCGTGATACCCGTATGGAAGACAACATTCAAGCGAATGATGCTGACTTCCAGAAGGGCCAGTGGCTGACTGAAGCCGGGCTGGAGATTCGTCACGAGAAGACGATGGCTTATCTGGGTAACTTCGTAGTGTAGTAAGGGATGGGGGCTTCGGCCCCCCTCTCTCTTTTTTTTCTGGAGGTAGTCATGTTGGAACAAATCAAAGCTAAGTTCATGGAGCAGCACATTGTGTTGCGCGTTATTATTGTTATGTTTGTTGTTGTTGGCGTAGGTACTGCCTTGACTGTGGTCTCTAAGCTGTTTGGCGGTTGAGATGCCGAAGTACACTTTGCCAAAAACCTCACCCAGTGAGGAGGGTATCGTATCGCAGCCCTATGCCGTTTTATATATCCCGGCGAACAAGGAGATTATCGAATCCTTGGAGTTGGACGAACCGGTGGAGGTTAAACTGCGAGGTCGAGTCAAATCGTTGGAAAACCGTGAGTCTAATACTGATGCTGATCGGTATGAGTTCCAGATAGAGATTCAGGAGGTTGACGCTTACGGCGAAAATGAAAATGAGTTTGCGAAAATGGCAAGGGAAGACTAATGCCGTATACAGCAGCTCAATGTAGGGCGTTTGCGGTGAAGGCTGCTCGCGGAGAACGAGTGCCTTCTGATTGGAAGAAGCATTGTAAGAAGGGAGCCAAGAAAAGGAGAAAAAAGTGAAGCAATTGAGGTTGTTTATTGCTGTTCCCAGTACCAACATATGGGAGTCAGATTTTGGTATGAGTTTGGTTTTTCTAACCAACTACCTTGCGTCCCATCCAGTGAAAGGTTTTGATAGTTGGGATTTCACTGTTTGGAATAAAAAAGGTTCAATACTTGCCCAGTTACGGGAATCGCTTGTTGAACAAGCCCTTGAGATGGGTTCTACCCATATCCTCTTTCTCGATTCGGATCAGACATTTCCACGAGATTTAGCACATCGACTTCTTGAGCATAGGAAGCTTGTTGTCGCCTGTAATGTTGCTACGAAAAAACTTCCTTCAGACCCGACTGCCCGACAGGAAGGTAAAGAGCATTATGGAGATTTGGTGTACACAACTCCCACTTCGGCAGGTCTTGAAGAAGTGTGGAGAGTCGGAACCGGGATCATGCTTGTTAATCTTAATCTGTTTGCAAGAGAGGGTATGGGCCAACCTTGGTTTGAACAGAAGTGGAACAATACAACTGGACGTTATGTTGGCGAGGATTGGGCTTTTTGTGAGAAGATTGCAGCTTCCGGAGCCAAGATTTATATTGACCATGATGTCAGTAAGCAAGTAGGCCATGTTGGTAAGTTGAACTACGGTCATGATATGGTAATGAGGAATAGTGATGAGCCTGTATATAGTGCACAAGAGGAACCCGTATTTTCCAACCGGAACGTGGGTTGAGTCTTTCGACAGCGATTGTCAGAAAGCTCTTATCACAACTGATGAAAACAACCGCGTGCGTGTCACCGGCCATGAAGGTTTGCTGATCCCTCTCAAGGAAGTGCGGCCTTTTATGATCAAGACTGTTAAAAATGGCATTGATAAGTGGGGTGACAGGTAATGGCAAAAAGTAAAGTTGGTGAGACTCTTGGCACTTTTAAGAAGCCTCAGAAGATTAAACCCGGAATGGCTACAGCTCCTTCTATGTCTGACAAGATAGTGGCTTCCAAGGCTGCTGCCAAAGCAGAGAAGGGAAAGCATAAAGAGGTTGTCCGTAAAGCTAATGCTGCTGAGGCTAAGGCAAAAGCAGCCAAGGATAAACCAGTCAAGAAGGGTAAAGGTGGCTATGATGTATACAAGAAAGATTCTGCTTCTGCTAAGTCTTTCAGAGCTGCGTTTAATGCCGCCCGAGCTGCCAAGGGAGCTGATGCTACGTTCATGTGGCGGGGTCGTCGGTACACCACCAAGAAAAAGGGTGAGTAGTGGCCGACTCTTTACTCATACAGGGTAAAGAAGCAGCGTGGTTGGTTAATGAAGAAACCGGAGCTGCTCTCGTTACGGTTGTCGGGTCGAATACGTCTGAGAAGGCCACCCGATTGGATGTGGTCAGCAGTACGGTCACCTATGTGGGGAAAGCTGCGATTGCTTCGGCTACATCTTCAGCGGTCTGGCAGGTACAAAGACTGACCAGCGGTACTGATGGTGATCTCACTATTGAATGGGCAGATGGTAATGCCGACTTTGATAATGTCTGGGATAACCGGGCTTCCCTTTCTTACTCATGACTTCCCGCAAGAAAATTCCTATCGTTGTAATACATTGGCTGGATGCTGATGCGGAGTCTGGCTGGAGTGAGTATGATGAGATTGAAGATCAGAGGATTCATTATATGCAAACTGTTGGTTTGCTGGTCAGCAAAGGCAAGAACTTCGTAGTTCATGCTGATACTTATAATCCGTGGGGCAACCAATGGAGTGGAAAGGGAAAGATTCCCCGCTCTTGGGTTAAAAAGATTGAAACTCTAGGGTGGTGGGTGTATGACGAAAAAACTGGGTCTAAAACCAAAAGTTAATGATCAGGAATTTATTCAGATTTGGGACTCAAGCACATCCGTCAGGGAAGTCGCAGAGAGAGCCCGAGTCAGTGTCAGAGCAGCCAACCGGAGACGGAGGTCACTTGAGAACAAGTACTCTATATCTTTGCCTTCTATTGGCGGCGAGCAATACATCCAGTACCCGGCGGCGATTACTCCTAGTTACTTTGATGACACTCATGTTAGAGTAGTTTACAGCGATTGCCACTTCTGGCCCGGATACTTCTCGGATGCCTTCTGGATACTGCTTCAGGTAATCCAGCATCTTAAACCACACAATGTGACCTGTAATGGGGATGCCTTTGACGGGTACTCTATTTCACGTCATTCAAGGATAGGGTGGGATGAAGGTCCTACTGTAGCTGAGGAGCTTGATGCGTGTGATACAGCCCAGAGACTTATTCGGGAAGCGGCGGGAAATGCGGAACTTGAATGGATATGGGGTAACCATGACATTCGGTTCGATACCTATTTTCCGACCAATGCCCCCAATGTTGAGGGTGTCAAGGGTACCCGCTTGGTCGATCACTTCCCTGATTGGAAGTTTAGATGGGGGGTGGCAATCAATGACTCCATTGTACTCAAGCATCGTTTTAGAGGTGGGCACTACGCTGCACGTAACAATGCTCTTGCAGCGGGACAGTCTATGGTCACCGGACATACGCACAGGCTTACAGTACATCCATTAAGTGATTATAATGGAACGCGCTATGGCATTGAAAGTGGAACCTTGGCAGGTCGGGATTCTCCCGCCTTCCTTTACGCAGAGGGCAGCCCGACCGACTGGCAAAGCGGGTTTATTGTCCTTACAATTGACGGCAGTAAAATTACCGCTGAGCGGGTAGAGGTTATAGATGGCGAAGCAAACTGGCGGGGTAAAATCTGGAAAGCCTAAGCCCAAGGCTAAGGTTGGAAAACTCTTCGCGGGATATACCAACGAGAGCGGGAGGATCGCGGCTGCGAGAAATCTTGACTCCAAGTATCCACCAAAAGCCGGAACCCCCGGAGCCAAGAAGGGTCCGAACAGATTTCGCAAGAAGGCGGAGAAGGATAAACGATTTGACGTTAAACAAGCGGAAAAAACGCTTAAGAAATTAAGAGGATATTGAAATGGCACAAGGTGACGTAACTGTTTTTGATGAAGCTAAGGCTTACTTGATAGATGGTGGTTGGGAAGCAGCTGATGATATCAAGGTAGCTATCTGTGATAACACTACCACACCCACAGCTTCGGATGCTGTTCCCAGTATTTCTGGTGGCACTACAAACTATACTGAAGTTGGATCAGCTGGTTCTTATACAGCCGGGGGCACCTCTCTTGGCAACTTGGGAACTGTAGTAACTGAAGCTGCGGGTACCATGACGTTTGATTCTGCCACAAATCCAACATGGTCCCAGAATGCGTCGAATGATACAGATGCCTACTGGGGGATTATCTACAATGATACGGATGCAACCAACAGGGCTATTGCTTTTGTTGACCTTGGGGGTCCGGTAGATATGACAGCGGGCGATTTAACTATTACTTGGAATGCCTCAGGCATCTTCACTATAGCATAATGGCTAAAACACTCTCAGAAGCATTTCACGAGGTCGTTACGGAAGTCCGTAGGTTAAACGTTGAAGCTGATAGTATAGTTGCTGAGCTTGGAGCAAACAGCTTTATATCCCAGCAGAAACTTCGCCGTCTTCTAACCCTGAATGCGGATACTTACGATACGATTTTGGCTAACCAGACTCTGACTGGACTTGGTCAGTATGCGTCTGATCAGTTGGGCGGTATCAATATTGGAGCTGTGGCAGCCTCCACCCGTACAGCCATGACAACTTATCGGGATTACATGATTGCCAATCTGCCAATGCCTTCTGATAACGGACTGGATACAAACGGTCGATCTACGAATCTACAGGTGACGACAACCGATATGCCTGATCTTGTTACACAGATTAACTCCTTGATCGCAGCGACAGAGTGGGCATGATGTGGAGTTTTATCGCATAAATAACGGGGGCGCATAATGGCAGCCCCGGTAATTGCTAGTTATACAACTGCTACCACTGAAGGTGTTCAGGATAGTTCATTAACTTTCTCGGCACCCTCGGGTTTATCTGCCAATGATCTAATCCTTGTAGTTGTTGCGAATGAAAACTCCAACACGCAAGATTGGCCGACGATAACAAGTCCCGATGCCTATACGCAGATAGCCCACGGCAATAATTCTCAGGACGTTCAGGCCTCTCTCTATTGGCGCGTTGCTACGGGGAGTGAAACCTTTCCGCTTACGGTTGCGGTTGCGGGTGGATTAGATTACGCAGTCGGCTGGTGCTTCCGTATCACCGGAGTCGATACCTCCGCCCCGATAAACCAGACCGGTTCATGGGTCGGTGTTGGTAGCACGGGTTCGTCGCTAACGATAACCGCTGTTACCACGGATGTTGACGACTGCCTTGTTGTGGCGATGGTGGGTACGGATGGCTCAGACATCTCCCCCTCCAGTTACTCAAGCGGTACAGGCTGGGGTGCGCCGGGTTACAGCCTTGAGGACCCAAGCAACAATACAAGTGGTGTTGGTGCAGACGTCTATACCAAGACCCAAGCCTCTGCCGGTGGTACGTCCAATCTCGCCGTATCACTTGGCGGTAGTGATGGTCGTGTCGGCATCCAGATTGCCATTGCCCCCGCGACTGGCAGCGGTACGAACATCAATGCGGGTGTTGATGCGTTAACGCTCACGACTTACGCTGCGACCATAGATGCCTATGAACCGCCGACAGTAACGCAAACGTTACTGACTAACGGAAACACGACAACAAATAGCGCCTCTATAAGTACGGCGTCTATTTCTCCTACGGGAAATTATCTGCTTTTGGCTGTTGTAACGGCAGCCGCTGCCGCATCCGGCGACAATGTTGTTCCGACCTGTTCTGGTAATGGCTTGACATGGGTTCAAGTTGAAACAGTATTAAATGAGACAAACTATTCCAGAACCACGGTTTTCAGGGCGATGGGATCAAGTCCCACATCTGGTGCCGTTACGTTTGACTGGTCTGCTACGCAAGATGGCGCTATATGGGCGGTGCATGAGTTTGGAAATGTAGATACATCTGGAACAAATGGTTCCGGTGCGGTGGTGCAATCTGCCACCAGTGGCCCGACAAGTGGCACGACAATCACAGCAACGCTCGCCGCTTTCGGGTCTGCCAATAACGCTACATTCGGCGCGTTTGGTTGCGATAGAGACAACACAACAGCTTTTAGTGCTACTGAAGGTTCTGGCTTCACAGAACTTGTAGACGACAATATCGCCGAAGCGGGGGTTCCTTATTCGGAAGGACTCCAGACAGAGTGGCGCGTAGATAACGATACAACGGTTGATGTTACATGGTCAAAGACTGTGGACATGGGCGCTATCGGTATCGAGATAAAATATGCGGCTGCTTCCGGTGATACGGATATTTCGGCAACTGTTGATGCCCTCACGCTCACAGAATACACCGCGACTGTAAACGCAGAGACAAGTTTCACCGCCGGGGTTGACGCTTT